GGGGTGATATCAGTTCTCAGATTTCCGCGACGAACGAATATATTTCCATTATCGCGAGAAACAAACTTAGATCTCAATCCACCACGCCATCCAACGTAACATGGAGTAATCCAATTAAGAGGAGTTACATTACACACATTTGCAACTCCTGCTATACCTGAATGCCTAGTCTCTCCCCCCACACCTGCATGGTATGGGAAATTATATTCTTGCCACCAATAATCGCCTGTGGGGGAGTCTAAAACACCAAAAGCACTATGAAAAACGTAACGTTTTAAAACAGAGCGCAATGACACTACAGACTCACCCATGTAACTATGAGTGGAAGGATCCAAATTACCTACCTTATGTCCTACAGCAGGAATAGAATAGGATAGCTGCATTGTTCCAACACTCGCTTCCTCTTCCAGGCCACTTTGTAGCACATAACCACTCTGAGGTACATAACACAAAGAATTAATTCCCATTTGCGACGGTTCGGCAACCTCAAAGTCATCGCCGGCCTTACAATACATATTGATATAGACCGGCTGGACAATTAAAGGATTAGGGGCCGTCAACGCGTTGACAATACTAAGCGTTAGAGTTCCATTATGTTGAGCTGGATTAAAGGCCACTCCATTATAGAGCGTCACACTCCTAGGTAACTGGTACCAATCAAGTCCAGTCAATAACCATCCTTTGGAAGCGTTCCAAGATACTTCAAATTCAAAATCCCTCTGACTAGCCAAATCGATAATACGGGTATAAGACTCATTATATGCAGGTTCAGAGGAGGATTCACAAGGATCATAATGAATCCTTAAACGACCTCTATGCATAGACGAAGCCACCACCTGGAAGCGATAAACCATAGTCCCCTTCCAATGATTGAACATTGCGGCTACTGTACAGCAAGGTAGATTAATAAGCTTGTTAGCATATATCCCTGCAGTACCATTAGCCACATACATCAAAGGATTGACTCTGATACTAGCCAATACGTGACCATCCTCATGAGACGGTAACCATTCAGCTGTCCTAAAAAAGGCATATCGCGTTACAATCGATCTAACGAGTAGTTCATCTTCCCCAGCTAGCCCTGTTGTACGAGGATCAATACTAAGCTCCTGTTTCGAATCTAAAGAGAGCTTGACGGCTGAGTCAGGTTGGTCAGTATTGGCCATATTACCATTACCTTGATGCTTAAAACGACAAACATCAGAAATGATCGTAGGTCTGGCAAATCCATAACTGGCAGCAAGCTTACTAAACATAGTAGCCATGATCTCCGTCGAACGGGCATAACGCCCAATAACCGGAACACGGGCCAGATTCCCAGCCGCCTTAGCTATAGATGTAGCCATGGCACTGGGTCTTGAATCATATTCATCACCACTCTGTATAGTATACACATCATAATCAACTTGGGTGGGAGCAGCCAAAACTGCATCTTCCAACCAACCGAAAACAGTAATT